AAATGAGCCGCTCTACCAACTGAGCTAAAAAGGCAACTCCACTTATGAAAATCGGCTGTACAACCTATTTCATCAATCCTCTTGTGGCTGATTATATTATAATACTAATCAAGAATTCGCCAGAAGTCAGATAATACATCTGCACAAGTTGGTGAGTATGCCTCTACAAGGTTAGATAATCCTACGATTGCGATTTGATTAGCATAAGCTATTTGATTTATTTGCTCCGATTCAGAATCAAAAGTATCTTGGAAATAATCTTTCACGTTTTGAGGTAATGACTGCATTTTTGGGACAACATCTTTACCTATAATTGAATTAACCTGCTGAAAAATAAATTTTTTATCAGAATTCCAATCATCGCAACGAACTCTTTTCCCTTCCTTGAGAGCCCTTACGGCTTCTCCAAAATCTACATATGTGCTCATAATATTAAATTCCTAAGTTTTTCTTATAATCCGACAACTGGTCTATACCACTGATTCGGAAAATATTGTTCAATACATCAATTTCGATGATTTCCTGACCATTTACAACCTGTTTCATGTAAGTTACATCCAGCTTGGTTGATAAATCGGTGTCTTCTTTGGCTTTGTAAGCTCCTGTACCGTGATTGTTTGATGTTGCACGAAGAAATACCACTACCGGCACTTCAGAATCCAAATCCCCATTCACATAAATCATTTTATTTGACCTAACCATAAGGTCAACTGATTTACGAGGATTTGCGCAGGCAATTTGCACTTCATTTTCCGGATAGTTCCATTTGATAGTTGCTTCCATAGCTTCAAAACCATTAAAGAACTTTGGAGTACCCATCAAACCAAGAGCTTTATATTCTCCCTTTGCAAATTGAATTTCAGGAAGCGAAACTTCACTTGCTTGACCATGCGTCGATGTTCCGTTTACGTAAACATTCGCATCTTGTACCTTACTGATTGTTATTGCTCCCATGATTATTTAAGATTTGAAAGTAAAGAACTGTCAACAACTGTATCAAAAGTGATTCTCTCGGCAGGAGTTGGGAAAAAATAAGTATTTGTAAAAACAATGTGACCGGCAGCCAACTCAACATCGCTATTTTTTGCAGGGTCGTAAGTACATTTAGAACCCTCAAGCATTGCGCCACGAGAAATAAGGCTATTAAAATACTGATTCACTGTTTGCAATACATTGTCTACAAAAGCAGGGATTATTGGTTTATCTGCATAGGGCAGCATTGCTAATTCCACACTTTCATCAACAATGTCTTTTGCCCGTTGACAACATTCAAATGTCAAAGCATCCGTTTTTGTAGGAAAGCTTGCGTTTCTGTTACCCCATTCGCGGAAGTCTTGACCGTTGTTATTGAAACAAGTCGTAATACCCTGAGCGTTTAATAAATTAGTTTCGGCAGTTGCATCGTTGATAGAAGCAGTTACCGGAATTTCAAGCCCTGTAACTGCTTCTATAGCGTTGTTCGATGAACTCACCCAAAAACCACCACCTGCTGTCCATGCTGTAGCATCAATCTTAGCACGATTTGCCGCTGCAAAAATTGAAAATGGATGAAGCAATGCGTTGTATTTCAATTCAGGATAAAGCAGTTTAGCACGACTAGATGTAGAAGCCCAAATACCGCCTGTATTGCGAAGAGCCAAAGCACCTGAAACAGTCACATCGGTAGCAGCGTCAAGATACGCACAACCCCTAAAGCTTGTTGCTGTAGAAATTAAAGCAGCCGCAACTCCTGCAACACTTGAATAGCCAGGAGCAATGAAAATTTTTGGTTTAAAACCATAAATTGAATAGCAGGTATCAAACAACATTAGTCCTGTTCTTTCTCCTGTTTCAGAATCATGAGCACCGACAAAATCAGCTGCTTCAGGAGTACTTGATGGAAGTCCAACCGACACGACAAATATAGTAGCTCCTGTTTTCTTTGTGATGGAACGAATAATACCTAAAGCTTCCGGAATTGTTCCTGTCAAACCAAATTGAGCATCATCCAATTCAGATATGCACAACTTCAATGAATTTACATCCCCTGTTGCTGCCGTACCTATTAGTCCAATAACAGCAGTCTTAACTGTGTTTGTCAATGATACTATTTGCGAGGTAATCGTTTCAACCCCATGTAAGAAATCACTCATTTTATTTTGTTTTTAGTGAGTTTGTATTTTAATTCACGCTTTTTGTTTCAAATTCTATATTAGTTGCAAGTGGTGCATCGGGTTCGACAAGATTTTCAACAACATGCCTCCTGAAAGAAAACGATAACATATAATTCCAGTCGTTTTGAGTTCCGCCATCAATATATCCGCTCTTAATCATGATAATCTTTTTACAGCCGGGGAACTTATATCCAAGAAGTTTTTTCCGAATATCAGATAGTATAGCAAATATTCCAGAATCCCCTCGTCTCGACTTAGCTCTAATCATTGCCTCGAAAATGATTGTTTCCTCCTGGATAACCATTACGTTATTTTCATCTTCTCCGAAGTCTGAGCCTACACAAGAAATATAGACTTTTGAAGTAGGAAATGATCGCTTGTTTTCTGCTTCATTGTCCGGGAGTGGGTCTGCTGTATATATCGAATTTAATTTTGCTCCATTTTCATCCTTTGGACAAAGAATATCACAAATCTTATCTTCAATATCTTCATAGTAACTTTTCATTCCACAATCTTTAATTCACCGTAAGCAGTGTATGTTTTCCCATCGAATTTAGCAATCACCCTTCTGATATATAGCTCGAAACCTTTAACTGTAACTAATTCAGTATTTCCACTTTCAACAGATTCTTTTAAATTCGGAAACTGACCTTCAAAATATTCAAATGAATAATCAAATGGTCTGTATTCGTATTTATCCGTTTCTCCGATTTGAATTGGGTCATTCGGATTTTTAAAAAGAACCTGTTCAGTTATAGAATTTGACCCAGATATTGAAGGAGTCCAAACGGCTGTATCTCCGAAGACTTGATTAGCCGTTGAAAACACAGCCGCTTGTATTCCATCAAATAAGCCCATGTTATGCGTTAGCCATTAATCCGGCTGCTTTTAAGCTTGCAAGTAATGTATTAAAGTCTGCTTTCAGACCTGCAACATCAGTGGCAGTACTTGCAGCCTGTACGGGCAATACAACGGGGTTAGAATCCGGATTGTCAACAATGCAGCATTGTACAGTTACATCAGCACTCAAAGCGGCTTTGTAAGCATAACCCACAAAAATGTTCGCTCCTGAAGTAGTTGTCAACACTTTGTTTGTTGCATCGAAATACAATAACTGACCTTGTGTAATTGCTCCGGCGGCTTTTGCCAATTCAAAAACACCTTCTGTTTGAGCTGCGAAAGTAGCCCCAATAGCAGCGCTTGTTACAACAACGGCAGCCTTTGCCCCTACAAAAATCAAATCTCCGCTTGTTACTGCGGCTCCGGCTACTACTGTAATTCGTTCGCCGTCACAAATATAATTTTGCATATGTTTTTATTATTTTTTTGTTTGTGTAGACAGTCTGTAATTATGTTACAGACTGTCTATTATAAACTATTTTACTTATTCACCTGGGTTTTTGTACCATCCACGATAATCAATTGCAGCAGCTCCAAATTCACCGCGAACAGCAAATTTAATTGAGTCTGTATCGAAATTATCTTCACGTTGTGAGCGAAGTCCACCATTACCATCAAGGTAAGCATGTTTCAATCCGTCAACGGTGCCGGGGTCAGCCGACAAATACCATTCTTTAGCACCCAAACGAGGTTCTACAATTAGCTCAAGACCTAAAGCCGAGAACATATTCACACCTGATGTTTGCGTTGGAACAATAGCTGTATTCAACAATTGATAAGCAGTAACACGTTGTTCAGGAGCTACGATTAGATATTTCGGACGTACATAAATACGACGTTTACCATTAACACCGAATTGACGTTCCATGGCAGTATAAGCAACTGCGAGGTTTAATGCTGTCAATAAGCCTTTATCTGTGTTTGTTGCAATATTTCCATGACCTGTATGGAAAATGTTTTTGCCATCATCCATCATTGAATTTCCGGTCAATAAACCCCAGATAATATCACCCTGCAGTGTGTTCCAGTCCAAAACGAAACGTTGCGGAATTTTTTCCAAAGCGCTCAAGTCATCGTTAATAAACATTTTGCGAGTGAACTTAATCCCTTCGCCAAATGACTTAACCGACAATGTTTGTTTGCTTTCAACCATTTTTCCATATTTCAATTCGTCACCTTCAGGAACTTCTGTCATACCGTTTACGGTATCAAATTGATAGAAGTTTTTAGGCTTGAAGTTTGGAACGGTAGTTTCCATGGAAATTTTCGACCATTGCTCGGTAATGAAATCATAATCCTGACGAAGTAATTTATTCGTCAAAGCTTCAAGAAGGAATGGTAAATCACTTGTAGAGGCATCACGTTTTCCAAATATCTGATCTACGATGGCAATCGGAGTCATATTTTTAGTATTAACTCCTCGTTCTTGCATCAATATTTCAGCAATAGAAAGAATTGAACGTCCGGCAAAAGGGTTGTCTTTTACAGTGTCCATTTTGAAAACAGAAGGAGCGGCTCTGTGAAGCAATGCTGCTTCTGCGGCTTCTCTTTTTTTGTCGATGGCTTCTGCGCCAAGTTCAATGTTCATAGGGTTAATAGGTTTGTCTTGTTTTACATATTCTTCCAAAATGCTTTGGCGAATTTCATCAAGCAGTTTACCACTACGGAATAGTTCGATTGCTTTTGAATCTTCCAGTTTTGCTGCACGGGTAGAAACTAAGATAGAGTCAAGGCGTTTGCCTTCATCGTCTGTAGTTGTTTTGCGTACTTGTTCGATACTCTCTGTTGTTGGAGTCGGTGCAGGAGTTGGCGTTGGCGTTTTTACGGCTTCTTCCAAAATCATCTGCCGAATTTCCTCAACCGGCTTTTCGCTGTTATAAAACTCAAGCGCTCTCTCGTCGCTAAGTTTGGCAGCGCTTGTACTTTTTACAATGGCTTCCAGTCGTGATTTCTCTACGTCTGAACCATTTGCGCGAATTTCTGCGATTGTTGTCATTCTACTTTGTTTTGAAATAATATTAATAGTGTGTGTTTGCTCTGTTGAGCGTATTTTTGAATTTATATCTGCCTGAACCGGTGCGAGTGAAACTTCCATAGGCTCCCAATCAGTAGCTCTGTATGTCGGCACTGTTTCGCTTTTAGTTGGCGGTATTCTTTCAAAAGAATATACGTTATACCCAACTGAAATACCTGAAACAATTCCATTTTCAATATCCGATATTAAAGCATCATCTGCTCTTGCACCGAGTGTGACAGTTCCAGTCATTGTATTTCCTTCAAAACGGATATTATCGCATCTTCCTAGCTGAGTCATTACTCCACCGGCATAATGATTGTCGAAAACAGGAAGGCCCGAATTAGCCCGATCCATTCTGACAGATTTAGGATTGCAATCCAACACCTCATTGTAAGGTTCGTCAGACCAATAAGGATTTCTGAAAACAGGAGTTTCAGAAGCAAATGTTACGTCAAACGTTCTTGCATCTTTATTGAAAGTCGGCTTACTTATTTGTGCCCGGATAAATGATTTTGGGGCTTCTTTCTGTTTACTCATTTACATTTATTTTAGTATCGGGAGGTGCCATCTGTACGCTCGTAAAGTTTACACCTGCTTTTTTCAGTTCTTCTATATCGTTTTTGTATTCTTCCAAAAATTCTACGGGGTCGCGACCATCTTCTCGTACTACTTCGCTCCATGTTGTAAGTCCTGCACTAATAGCGGCTATCCTTGCATTGGTTTCTTTGACATAATCAAGCGGTGCAATGCGTGGAGCTGTCCAATCCATAGCCCCGCAAACTACTTTCGTTTGCATTTTACCCGAAACAATCACAGCTTCCATGAACCAATCCCAAACAGGAACACAAACTTGAGGAACCATTAAATTGTATTGTAACTTTCTGAATCTCCCCTTTGTATCTTGCCGTGCCATTTGACCGCTTGTGTAATTGACATTAGAATAATCCATTGTCAACATTTCATAAGTAATCTCGTAAGCGGCTGCAATACCTTGTAAAATTTTCTTGCTATATTCAGCATATCCATCCGCTTTCGGAGGATTTGAGAAAGTTATTGATTCATTTTCGCTTAGATATTCAACTATGCCAGGCTCTATATGCTCAAGAGTATCATCTCCCGCTGATTCAGACCTTCCGCTAACAAATGCCGCGAAAGCTGCTGCAACTTTTTGTCTCATCAATTGGGCGTCTTCGTAGTCTGAGAAATCCGACATCTTCATAAATGCCGCTACACCATCTGGAACCCCACGAACTTGTCCAATTCGTAATATCTCAAAAGGGTGAATCACATCTTCAACCGGAACGAATTCTGAAGCTATGGTTTGAATTACAGGGCTCATGTCGTATGGGTGCTGCGGCCATACCCAATAACCAAGTAATTTACCATCATCCGTATATTGAACTCCTAGTCTCGCATAGCCAGGCAACTCTTTGCCTTTTATATTTACCGATAATCTGTAATTTCTGTTATGGTCTAATTGGTCGCCTTCTAAAACCTGAATCTTTATAGGCAATGGATTATTAGCATCCGGCATTACCTTTCTGCGTAAAATAAGACAATCTCCTGCCTCTGATATCTCTGACATGATTAGCTGTTGAAGTCCGTAGAAAGTATTCTTCCCGTACCAATCGCAAGCAGTATCTTCAGCCCAACTATGCCAAAGAGATTTTATCTTTTTAATTTGATTTCGAGTTCCTACCGGTGCGGGTCTGATCCCCTGTCCAACCGTATTATCAGTAATTACACCCAACGCCCGCTTTGCCCAACCGTTATTCCTTACAAAATGTCTGGAGCGATTTCTAAGCGTTTGAAAGCTTTGTGCAATTTCAAGATTCGGACCCGTTGAACTTGCGTTCTTAAATGCTTTAGCTCTCCTGCCAAAGCTTGCGGCTTCATACGACCTACGGGCATTGATTCGAGCTAATCCGCTTTTAGGAGATATATATCCAACGACCTTATCTAAAAGATTCGCCTTCGATTGTCCCCTGTTCGTAGCCTCTGCCATATTCTGCGTATTTTCTTCTGTTTGTTTGAGCTTTCACCGATTGAGATGGAAATAACTGTGACTCCATGATTTGTTTTAATCTAATCATCTCCTCAAGGCTTCTATACTCTACACTTTTATCCCCATAGTTCACCTTCGTAGCTCCTAAAGCTATCGCTGCACAAAGTGAATTATATTGCTCAATCGTATACATGTGGCAAAGAAACTTAATTTATTAAGCAGCATAATTGTCAAATATTGTAATGTATTGTACATTTTTATTTTGCACAAAAAAAGCCCCACCGATTATGGCGAAGCTCAAAAACAAATGTAGGATGGAGGTATTTTCTATTCCCAGAAACTACTTTTTCGTTTCTTTTTTTCTTTTTTTTCTTTACGCTGAAGCGTTTGAGCCACTACCCCACCCATTGCCATGAGTTGCGCGGTTTTCAATCGGTCAAGTCCAACGATGTTTGCAGCAGCTCTGGCGTATATCCTACAGTCTAAAGGCTCGTTTCGTTCGTAGACCTTTTTCCATTTATGGATTTTTGGGATGTATTGTTCTGCGGTAAGACCTTCAAAATATCTTTGGTCGTACTGTAAAAAATGACAATAGCAATTCGGATAAGTTCCATCTTGATTCGGTTCAAGATTCAACCAGGAATAGAATTCGCCTTTTAGAAGTGATACTCCGATATTCCATTGCTTAAGTCTCCCAATCTTTTTACCGTTCTTATTATAATCAATTTGCCGGGGAGGAGCTGCCGGCAATCCTAAACTGTCC